AAATCTGCTCGCCGCTATGGAGCATGCAAGTCCAGAGTGTCCTATTCTTCTGGAGACACCTGCAGGTCAGGGCACAGAGACCCTAACCAAGTACGAAGAGTTCGTAGAATTTGTACGCGACTTTGCAGATGCCCGCATTCGTATCTGCATTGATACTTGCCATGTGTTTGCCTGTGGATCTGAGCCAATTGAATATATCCAGAAGCTGGCAACGGCAGAGGCTGGCATGGTCAAGCTAATTCATTACAATGATTCGGCTACACCATGTGGTTCTTGTGTAGACCGCCATGCCTATATGGGCACGGGTCACATTGGATTTGATAAGATGGAGACAATTGCAAAGTTCTGTCATGGTCGGACGTATCCTATGCTAATTGAGTAAATGTCGTTTTGGATGAAGCAAATAATTATAATTAAAATAGATAATATCTATTTTTGGTTGTGTAATCTGAGCTAAAATACAAATATAATCAAATAAAAATATTTCCGCAGGTTTAATTAAATGCTTATATTCTCCATACATGAACATATTATTATGATAAAAATATTCAAAAAAATCAACTAAATTGCTGTATAGTAGCATTGTTTGGAAATCACCATATGCAATCTGATCATTTGTTTGATAAGAGGGGTCAATTGGACAATATATACGATTTGGTTCTAAAGGATTTTCAATCATAAGTACAAAATCAGATATAATATCAGACCTATATTTAATTACGCAGTCAAAAAGAATAGAATGTTTTATGCTATATTTTTTTAATACTTCCATAGCCGATTTTACATGAAACCATTGAGAGTATAAATTAGATTTTCTTCCATCTGAATAATATTTTATATATTTTTCAGGTGTTTTTGTAGGAATATATACAATTTGTTCAGGCATGACATAGAAAAACTCACAAAAGCCTCGTGTTGATTCATCCGGACCTTCAAGATTAAGACTTACAAAAAAGGTTGCAGAATATTTATTTTGTAATCTTTTTAATGATTCTTTACAGTATTGCCATCCATAGATTCGACCTGGCAAAAGTATTGCGACTCGCATTTACTAAATATAAAAAAAAGTTTTTCTGATTATCTACCGCGACTTTCTAGATAAAAACTAAAATCTATATAAATTATATCTATTTTTTTGTAGTTTGCTAAAATATTTAAATAATCAAATAGAACACACTCTGTTGGTCTCGGAAGTCCACCAGAATAAAGAAGTATTTTATTTTCATAAAAATATTCATAATAATTCACGAGGCGACTATAGGCTTCCATCATTTCAAAATCTCCATAGGCCATTTGGTCATTTGTCTGATAGGCGGGATGAACTGGACAATAAAATCGTTTGGGAAGTACAGTGCCAATTTGTAGAACATTTTCAGGTTTAATTTCAGAACGGTATTTTATAACTAGATCAAATATTGTATTTTTAATAATACAAAAGTTCTTGCATAAATCAAAGGCATTCCTTACATGAAACCATTGTGAGTAAAAATTATGTTCCTTTCCATCTGGATGAAACTGCCTGTATTTTTCAGGTGTCTGTGTTGGAATATACGCTATTTGTTCAGGTGTAACATGAAAATATTCACAAAAGCCTTGTGTTGATTCATCTGGACCTTCAAGATTAAGACTTACAAAAAAGGTTGCGGAATATTTTTCTTGAAGTTCTTTAAGACTTTCTTTATTATACTCCCAACCCTTAATGCGACCTGGAAAAAGAATCGCTGTTCGCATTTATAAGTACAGTATCGCAATTTTTAAATGGCCTTTAGCTAAAGTGATTCTTTGCGAGAGTCTCAACTTCATCATAGGAAATTTTTGCGAGAACGGAGATATTTCCAATCATTCGATCTTTAATTGCATGACGGTCTTGAAAATTCTGTGTAAAGTTGGAAAGACATTGAAAGACTTGCTCTGCTGTCATATAGCGTTTCTGTTTGTATAGTTCAACACCCCATGCATTATCACCTTCAACAGGAAGAGTGGCATAGAATGCATAAAAGGCATTTATTATAGTATATTCGTCATAGGGAACAGAGAGTTTGACGGATTCATCTACGATAGAAACATGAATACGCTGGGCCATTCTGCTGAAGTAGTATTTACTATTAAAAAATAGGTCGCTTCAAATTTTTATTTATAACACAAAAATTTAATTATATAGTATAGGGTTGACCCGGATACTATGGGATACATTTATCTTATTACAAATACAGTAACTGGAAAGAAGTATGTAGGGCAAACACAGCAAGAAGATATTGAGAGAAGATGGAAAGCACATCGTAAATGTGATAAAAAATCGTGTGGAAGTTATTTATTACGAGCATATAAAAAGTATGGAATTGATAAATTTAAATTTAAAATTATTTGTATATGTTTTAATAATGATTGTAATAAATTTGAAGAAGAATACATAAATAAATTTAATACTATTTGTCCAAACGGATATAATCTCAAAAGAGGTGGTATGAATTCAAAACACCATCCAAATACTTTAAAAAAATTATCAGAATTAAATAAAGGAGAAAAGAATCCACAATACGGAAGAAAATGGACTGAAGATGAAATTAATTCTGTTTGGACTCCTGAATTTAGAGAAAAGAGGATAGAACAAACAATAGGTAATAAAAATCCAAACTATGGTAAAAAATCAGTGCATAGGAGAGAAGTTGGAATGTATACTTTAGAAAGTGAATTAATTAAATATTTTGAAAGTATTCACAGAGCAAGTGTAGAAACAAATGTAAATGAAAGATGTATATCTGGTGTTTGTAATGGAAGAAATAAAACTGCTGGGGGATATATTTGGAAGTTCTTATAAAACCAAAGATTGATTTCATAAAAAGAATGAATACACCGGTTATGGGGCTTGAACCCATGACGTTCGGCTGACATTATGACAGTATTAATATCATAAAAGGCCGACACTCTACCATACTGAGTTAAACCGGTAATAAGAAGATTGTTGTCCTCCACCAGGTTCTTTTGACAGAAGAACCAAACTGTTTACGCAAAACGGGAATCGGACCCGTGTCAACGGAATGGAAACCCGTTATTCTACCACTGAACTATTTGCGTTATATGCAACTTTTAAAGAGTTGCCAACTTGATTCCGATGCCAAGAATCGAACTCGGATCTGGTCTGTGAAAGAGACCTATGCTAACCTTTACACTACATCGGAAGGCTTTAAAGAAGCTTTTATATGCTCTTTGACGAGAAGAGACAAACGGATCGTGTGATCACCAGGTGCTTTTTGGAAAGAAGCACCAAACTCATTACTAGGAATGGGATTCGAACCCATGCGGCTTGCGCCAACAGATCTTAAGCCTGTCTCCTTAACCAACTCGGACATCCTAGTGAAACTAGTGATTGCCTTGTGCCGAAGCACTCGGACATTCTAGTGCAAGAAAGCCACTTTGTTTTATATTTAATAAGGCGCTACCAGGGATCGAACCTGGGTTAAGGGCTTCAAAGGCCCCTGTCCTGACCACTAGACTATAGCGCCAGAGGTGAGTTAGAAGGGACAAAATTTTGTGATAGTATTGTGAGTTGCTGTGTGTAGCCCAGAATCCAAGAATATATGTAAGTATTGCTGTGCGGATTCTTAAACTGGCTACATGCTGCGGCGAAGACAAGATTCAAAGAATATATGTACTTTACCACATTAATGGCAAATTATACTATATAGTTTGAAGGTGTTATGTTTATGTGTGGTTATGAATGTGTTTGAGTACAGGCTTCTAGAAAGAATATATTTCTGAAAATTGCTGTGAGAAGCCTTTGGGAAGTAAGTATGTAAGAGAGCTAAGCAGGCTTCTGAAATTATATCAGATGTTTGCTGTAAGAAGCCTTGGCTCTCTTCCATACTTCCTTCACGAGTATTTTTTAGGTAGGGAAGAGTGAATCAAATTTTTGGTTCGTCCTAATCCGAACGATTTCGTAGATTGTAGGTGCGACGCTTGAGATTTGGCTTGTGAGAAGGGATATACTCATCATCCTCGCGCTCATCATTTGCCTCGTCTTCATCCTGGGGCTGCTCGTCCTCTTCCTCACCCTCGTCAAGGGGCTGCTCGTCCTCATCTTCCTCGAGCTCAGAAGGGCCAGGAAAACTCTTAAAACGATCAAGATCGTACTTGATAAGTGCCTTCTGAAGAAGATCTACCGCCTTCACTGCAGCACTTGTTACGATGAGTGAAACGAATGATGGATACTTAATCAAGTAAAGAGCGGCAAGCGCAGCAGTGAGTACCGAAGCAACAGGGCTACAGATAAAACGCTCACATGTAGACTGATAGATTGACATTTTTCTACGAATTATTGTGAAACCGAAAAAAAATCAAATTTTTGGAAACATACTTTAGTCAGTCTTACAGAGTGCAACCCAGCTCACTGGAAATTTTGGCTCAAGAAGGCTTACAACTGCATCCGCATACTCACGAATCTCTTTCTGTGCACCAGGATCACGACGAAGATTACAGAGACGGGCATAGGCGGCAAGACTTGCAGTCTCAATAAACTCCGTATACATAGATTGAGGTAGAACCATGCGAGCCTGCTCAGGACAGACACCCTGTTCAAGAAGTGCCTTGTAGATTTGATTTGACTTTGAAGTGGCCTCCTTAATGGCATGAAGACAGAGAAAGTTATCCTTTACTTCCTCTGCTTTTGACCCCTGCTTGAGCTTAGGATCACGCTCGCGGCAGATTTCTGGAATAAAGAACTCAGGTTCATCATCTACATAGCGACGGCTGACCTCATTACGAGCAAAGCCGATCGTGTGGCGATACCACTCACGTGCAATAAAGATAGGCATCTTAAGACGCATCCGAACCTGCGGATGAAAGAAGGGACTTACGTGATTGTGCTTAGCAAGATACTTGATGAGTCCAGCATCCTTATCATTAAACTCAAGAGATTCCTTTGCAAAGGATACACGTGCAGCGTTGACCACAGTAAGATCAGAGCCAAAGGTCTCAAGAAGTTCTACAAAGCCAGCATTTCCTACGGGAATCATGGTTGTCATTCTATATGATGTAAAAAACTGAAAGTTTAGGTCATCAAATTTTACTGAGGTACATTTACATGGCTAACGGTTTTTATCTTTGTAGGCCAAGGCTCAAATCCCATAAACATGGGGTGAGGCTGGCTTTCTTCTGTATATATGACTTTTGGTTTCGGAAATCCATTAAATTCAGTGGCTGTAACACTCGTA